TCCGACTCCAGACCCGCGCGCTTGGTGCCGCACTTCTCGGCGCTGGCCTTGGACGCGGGGCGCGAGGCGGGGCGCTGCTGGGTGCGCTCGGCGGCGAGGTAGGATCTCTCCCATGCCTCGTTGCCGATCAAGGGCAGCGGCGGGGCGGTGAAGTAGAACTCTTGGGCGTGGGCGGGGATGTTGTCGGGGCGCTTGGTCATCCTAGGCCGTCTGCGCCGCGAGCCTGGCGTGATGTGGCTGACATCCACCCCGAAGGGGAAGAAGCATTGGCTCTATGACGTGCTTGTGGGGAAGCCCGACAAGCATACCGAGATGTTCCACAGCCCGACGCGGGAAAACACCTTTCTCCCCGACGCCTATCTTGAGCTGACCGCCAAGAACTACGGCGGCACCTACAAGGCGCAGGAACTCGACGGGCAGTTTGTGGACTTCAGCGGGACCAAGTTTAGGCGCGAGTGGTTCAACATCATCTCCGACGGCGGCTACCCTGCCCACCCTGACCGCGAGGTGCGCTTCTGGGATCTGGCCGTCACCGCCGAGTCACGCCCTGGCGGCAAGCGCCGCAAGCAGAAGGACGCCACCGCCTCCGTCATGGGGTGCTTCCATGACGGCATCCTTTACCTCCGATGGGGCGTCCACATGAAAGAGGAGTGGCCCACCGTGCGCCGTCGCATCGTTCACACCGCCATCCTAGAGCGCGGCGTGGACGTGGGCGTGGAGGCTTACGGCGGCGGGTGGAAGGGCCTTGTGCAAGACCTCCAAGCCCTGCCCGAACTTCTCCATACGAACCTCGACGGCTACGCCCTGCCTGGGGACAAGTCCGTGCGCGCCGCCCGATGGTCGCACTTGGCCGAGGACGGGCGCGTGTGCCTCGTGCAAGGCCCATGGGTGGACACCTTCCTTGATGAAGCCGAGGTCTTTGGCCAAGACGGCGACGGCGCACCCACGGGCGGCGAGATCAACGACGATTTCATGGACGCCACATCGGGCGTCGTCGGGATGCTTGAAGGCGGCGGTCGCTCTTGGCTTGACTTGCTCGCCAAGGGCTTCCGCTAACGCCCGAACACGCCCGAACACCGCCTTCACCCCCTCGCAAACACGGTGTTTCCCGCACACCTTCGCGCGCCGCCCTTGCGCTTCGCCCCGCGACGCGCGACACATGGAGGCGGCGCACCCTCCACACCGCGCCCGCCGCAGGTCATCCACAGCCCCGCGCGCAAGCCCCACACGGCCCCGCAAGCCCCACAGGAGGCCCGCCCATGTCGCTCCTCTCCCGCTTCACCGCCGCCGCCCGCACCCTCCTTGAAGGCGAGGCCAGCCCCAAAGCATCGCAAGGCTCGGCGCACACCAAGGCCCACGGCGATGCCACCCCACACGGGCAAGTCCTCACCATCCACGGCGAGGCGCTGTCCACGGGGCGCACCTTCCAACTCCAAGAGGGATGGGCCAACGAGGCGACGGGCATGGGGCAGGCCGAGACGGATGATGCCGTCACGACCTACTTCATGGGCCGACGCAGGCTCACAGACCAAGAGCTACGGTGGATCTACGAGCAAACCCTCGCATCCCGCATCATTGGCGAGCCCATCCTAGACATGCTCGCCATCGGGGAACACGAGGGCGCGAGGGCCTGGAGCTACAAGGCCGCGCGTGGTGCCACCGAAGGCCAGCAAGCCGCCGCGCTGGCCGCTGCCCAGAGCCTAGAGATCGCACTCGACGCCCTCCCCGTCACCCTCGACTGTGGGCGGCAGGTCATCGGCTACGCCCGCGCGCTGGCCGATGCCCGCGTCTGGGCCGATGTCTTCGGAGGGGCCTTGATCGTGCTAGACTTCGACGACAACGCCCCCCTCTACGCCCCGCCCAACCGCCCCCGCCGCATCCTGGGGGCGCGCGTCTACTCTCGCCCCCGCGCCACCCCCCACACCTACTACGGCACGGGCTATGGGATGCTCGCAGGCCGCGTCAACTCCTACTTCCTCGACAACGGCGTGGAGGTCCACGAATCCCGCGTCCAGCGCCTTGACGGCCTCACATTGGACCACCAAAGCGCCATGCTCAACCAATGGTGGGGCATGAGCCGCGTGGAGCAGTTCTACGAGCAACTGCGCCGCCTCGGCATGGGCCGTGCGTCTTCGTCCAACACCCTCAAGGATCTGGCCACCGCAGTCTACAGCATCAAGAACCTCGCATCCCAGCTCGCCCAAAAGGGCATGAGCGCCCTAGCGCAGATATGGGGCGTGCGCCACTTCCTCAAGGGCCGCTACAGGGCCGTCATCCTTGACGCCGATGGCGAGAAGGCCGAGTTCAAGAGCCCCAACCTCGCGGGCGTGCATGACATCCTTCAGATCCATCAAGGCGACCTCTGCGCCGCCGCTGGCTTCCCTGAAGAGCGCCTCTTCGGCAGGTCTTCCAAGGGCCTCAACTCCAACAGCGACGGCTTGACGCACTACTACGACCGCCTCCGCGCCCGCCGTACCGAAGAAATCCTCCCCCTGACCCTCTCCATCGCGCAGGCCATGATGGCGTGCAGCCAAGGCCCCACCCAAGGGCAAATCATCCCCCTGTCTGTGCAGTTCCCCCCCATCGCCACCCCAGACCCCAAGGACCAAGCCGACACCGACCACAAGCAAGCGCAGACCGACGCGATCTACATGGAGAAGGGCGTCGCCAGCGTCGAGCAAGTCCAGACCCGCGTGCGCGCCCGTTACGGTGGATGATCCCGCGCCCCATCTTCGCCAAGCGCACACAGTCCAACCACACCGCCCGCTCACCAAGACGCCAAGGCGGGCGGTGTGGCGCGCGGAGCCGTAAGCGCAGCCGCGCCATCACCCGCCCTGCCCCGACAAGCCCCGAACTGCGCGCCCTCGCATCGCCACCCCAGCCCCTTGACGCCGACGACGCTCGCCCACATTCTCGACGCGAAGCCCGTGATGGTGTTTGGATGATCCCCGCGCCTTCTGGCCACACAGAAGGCGCGGGGCGGGCTTTGCCTCTCCGAAGACGGGTCTTGCCCCCCACGCAAGCACATCGCATACGGACAAACACGCGCCTTGCAGCACTTCGCCCTTGACACAGCGCGGGTTTTCATCCACGCATCAAAGACAGGAGGTGGCACCGATGCCCAAGCGCCCCGACAACATCCCCGCCCACGCCCAAGAGTTCTACTTCACCGCCCCGCCGCTGCCCTTGATCGGCAACGAGGCATGGGAGCGATCCTACCTCGCCGCCGAGCGCACCCATCAGCGCCCCGCCTCGCGCCCCGCGTCCAAGGCCAGCGCCGAGAAGTGCGGCACCAAGCGCGCGGGTCTGGAGTCGGACTACAGGTTGTCGGATTACGACCGCGACCGCTGGCTCAAGCCGCCGCAAGAGGTGGGGGATGGGTCGGTGGTGAAGTACGACGCCATCTTGACCCGCGCGGGGATCTACGAGTTTGAGGCTGACGACGGCTCGCCCATCTACGTCCTGAAGCCCCCCAAGATCCTTGAAGCCGCCGACTGGTCGGGCGTGCCCGTGCTTCGCGGCCCAGACCACCCCATGCGCGACGACGACCCCAACAGCCCCTACGCCTTCGACATCGACGACACCGAGTCGCGCGCCGTCGGTGCGGTGCTGCACTCCTACTTCTTGGACAAGGATTGGGCGCTGTACGACTCCGAAGAGAGCCTCGCCTACGGGCGCTTGTCGGTGTTCAACCGCGAGGCCCGCGCTTTCATTGAAGCCACCCCTTACGTCTCCACGGGCTACCGCTCCTTCATCATCGAGCGCAGCGGCGTGTGGGGCGACGGTGATGACCCCGACGACCGCTACACGCACGAGTTCGTGTGGATCGACCCGCTGCACCTCACCCTCACCACGAGCCCCCGCTCTGGCTCTGTGACGCAGATCCGCACCGAAGCCCGCGCCAACAGCAAGGGCCGCGCCGAGTCTCGCGCCAAGCGCACGGGAAACCCCGCAGACGCCCTTGCGTGGCGCGAAGCCCGCCTCATCCAAGGTGCGCGAGGCGAAAGCGCCTCCCTGTCAGACGTGGCGCTGCGCCGCTTCTACGCGATGGCCCAACCCATCGCGCCCGCTTCTTCTACCCCCGCGCCGCCGCGCCCCGTCGCCACGCGCACCACCCCCACCGCCGCGCCTGCGCGCGCTGAGTCGAGGAACCCCATGAACGACAAGACCGTCAAGATCCACGTCGAAGGCGTCGAGGTGGAACTGCCCCAGATCGAGGGCTACCGCATCAACGACGCCCTCAAGGCCAAGGACAAGGCGCTGGCCGAGGCCCAAGGCAGCGCCGCCGCCGCGCAGAAGCTCGCCGCCGACGCCGACAAGGTCCGCGCGCAGGCCGAGAGCGACGTGCAGGCCGCCAAGGATGAGGCCGCCAAGATCAAGGCCAAGGTGGAGGCCCTGGAGGCCGACAACGCCCGCCTCAAGGCCGAGGCCGACAACGCCCGCGCCGAGGGCACGTCCCGCCTGCGCCTCCTGCGCGCGCTCGGCTCCGAGGCCAAGCCCGCCGACGAAGCCCTCCCCATCCACGACCTGCGCTTGCGCGTGGTGGACGGGTTGGGCTTCAAGGAGTCGCTGCCCGCCAACAAGCGCGCCGACGCGGGCTTCGTGGAGGCGTTCGTGGAGGGTGCCCTCTTGACGCGCATCCCCGCCGCCAAGCCCCAAGGCGAGAGCGCCCCCGCGCAGCCCGCCGCGCCCGCCGCCCCTGGCGCGCAGGCTCGCAGCAACGCCGAGGCCCTGGCCAGCGCCGCTACCCAAGCCCCCGCCGACGCCAGCGCCACCTTCCACTGGTGACGCACGGCCTCGGCCACCCGCAGTCCCCGCGCGGCCCAACCCCGCCGCGCGGCCTCCTTCCATCCAAGCAGCGGCGTACTTGACGCCACCCCCGACGACACCCAAGCACAGGAGAGACCCACATGGTCAACGCCGCGATCCAGACCGCCATCGAGCAGCCCGTTCGGGGCTGGCTCCCTGGCCAAGTGCCCAACATCAACGCTGACGGCTTCCTGGCCAACCTCGTCGCCGCTGGCGGCGTGCAGCAAGTCGCCACGCTGACCGTCAGCGCCGACGCCTCGCTCGTGATGACCTTCGTGGACCCCTACGGGCGCACCCACACCATCAGCGTCACGGGCGACGGCGGCAGCGCCAACAACACCGCCGCCGCGATCAACACCAAGATCAACTCCGATTACCGCACCGCGTCGAGCGTGCGTGCGACGGTGTCCACCAGCACCGTCGTCGTGACGGCCCTGCGCCCTGGCGAAGTCTTCTCCATCAGCTTCGACGCCAACGTCTCCGTCGCCGCCACCACCGCCGCCGCCAGCGCGGGCGCGGTGTACCCAGGCCGCTTCATCGTCCCCGCCTACCGCGCGGGCGTGGAGATCGAGAACGCGGGCCGCCTCCCTCGCGCCGCCGACTGCACGGCGCAGGTGGACACCGTCACCCCCGTCGCGGCCAACTCCAAGCAGTACATCGTCAACATCAGCATCGACGCCAACGGCGACGGCGTGCCCGAGAACTACAACGCCTCCATCTTCTCCGACGGCAGCGGCACCATCGCGGAGATCGTCGCCGCGCTCGTGGTCAAGGTCAACGCCGTCATGCCCGCCGCGACGGTCTTGGCCGCCGCCAACGGCGACACCTCGGCCATGCTCTTGACCGCCGAGATCCCAGGGGTGCCCTTCGTCACGTCGGTCCTTGACACCAACGACGGGGCCTCGCTCACCGTGTCCACCACCACCGCCAACGTCGGCCCGCGCTTCATCGGCGTCTGCCGCCAAGCCTACGCGATGCAGAACCCCTTGCCCGACAACCAGGGCCAAGCGCAGTACGACGGCGGCACGGTCTTCCCCGCGTGGGCGGGCGACATCATTCTGGAGTGCGACTCGGCGTCGTCGGGCCTCGCGGCGGGCTCGGCCATCTTCGCGCGCCAAGCGGTCAACGGCTCGCTCACCAAGCTCGGCGCGGCCCTGTCCACGTCCGACAGCGGCAACGCGCGCCCCACGGGGTGGATCGCCACCTCCGCCGTCCAGACCCTCCAGATCGGCGGCGAGGCCGTGTACCTGATCCGCGCCATGCCTCGCATCAACAAGTGATCCACGCCGAGCGGCAGCCCAACCCCGCGCCGCTCGGCCCTGCGCCCTCTTGACCTTGTACCTTCACCCCTTGGCCCGCGCCCGCCGCGACACAGGCCGTCACCGACGCGCCTCGGCCCCACAGGAGAGACACCATGTCCACCCCCAGCCCGAAGACGCCGCAGTTGATCGTTGGCAACGAGGCGCTCAACCAGTTCCAGCCCATCAAGCACGGCATCGCCAAAGGTGAGGCGCTGGCCTCCTTCTCCTTCGACGCCCTCACCAAGCGCATCGTCCCCGCCTTCCGCCAAGTCCACGCCTCGGCCTCCTTCCTGCGCCTCGGCCCCGCCGAGGGTGGGCGGCCCACGGCCTTGCTGCCCATCGACTACTCCATCCCCTTCGGTGCCAAGAAGGCGCGCGTCAGCCTGATCGGCGGCGAGGGCGAGGCGCTGCCCGTGTCCACCTCTGGCGGTCGCCTCCCCGTGGTGTCCGTCACGACGGGCGACCAAGACCTCCCGTATGAGGCGTTCGGCCTCGCCGTGGAGATGACCTACGAGGACATGCAGGCCATCGAGGTCGCGGGCGATCTGGGCGCGGCGGTCTATGACGAGGCCCTGATGGCCGTGCGTCGCGGCATGGACAAGTACCTCAACAACGTCCTGTGGTACGGCTCTCGCGACCTCAAGTTGGAAGGCGTCCTGTCCCACACCGCCATCCCCAAGCAAGCCGTCGGCACGCAGTACGTCTCTGGCTCCAACGTCGAGACGATCCTGGCCCAGACCAACACCCTGATCCGCAGCGTGGCCGAGCGCAGCAAGGGCGTGTTCGTGGCGCGGTACTGCACGATGTCCAACGGCATCATGACCTACCTGTCCTCGACCTACAAGGAACACAGCGACAAGACCCTGCTCTCCATCCTGCGCGACTCCAACCCCAACATCATCTTCCAAGAGGCTTGGGAGCTTGAGAGCGTGTCCATCGGCGGCACGGACCTTGGGCGCTGCGTCATGGTCCACGACCGCGCGCTGGACTACGGGCGGGCCATCGTCTCCAACGTCCAAGCCCTCCCCTTCCAGAGCCAGAAGGCGGGCCTGGAGATGGTCATGCCCATCCTCGCCAAGACGGCGGGCATCGTCATCCCCCAGCCCCTCTCCATGTCCATCTACACCAACGGCTGATCCACCTTCGCGGCGCGCGCATCCAACCCGCGCCGCGTCAACCCCCTCGCGGCCCGCGCCCCACGCTGGCCCACGGCCCCACGGCCACCCGCGAGCCCGAAGCACAGACGCTCCCGGGCTCGCGGCCTTTCTTGGCCCCGCGCCCATCCTCCCCACACCGCACCAACCCCGCGCCACAGGAGACACCCGATGATCTGGACATGGGCCGAGTTCACCGCCGAGTACCCCGAAGTGGTCGCGCTTGTTGCATCCCCCTTCACGCAAGCGTGGGGCGAGATCCAACTTCAAGACGCCGAGAACAACCACGCCCCCGACTACTGGGGCACATCCATGCGCCAAGGCATCGGCCTCTACGCCGCCCACACCATCACAACCCGCATCGTCGGCGCGGGCCTAGGTGGCGGCTCAGGCAGCGCGGGCGCGGGCCTAGGTCCAAGCGGGATGCCCAAGACCAGCGAGAAGGTGGGCGACCTCTCCGTAGGCTACGCCAACCCCTACGCAGCCATGCTCGCGCGCGGCGCGGTCGGCGCGTCCAACCCCGACATGATCAGCACCCTCTATGGCCAGCGGTGGCTTGCGCTGCGCGAATCCCTGCGCGGCGGCTTCCTCGTCACCATGTAGCCCCTCTTCGGCCTGTGGCCCCCTTCACCAAGCCCGCGCCCCGACATACACCAAGAGCAGCGGGAAGGCGGGCGCGCAGCCCAAGCGGAGACGCCCCGCCCTTCCCCGCGTCGCATCGCCGCCCACCCAAGGGCGCGGCGCACCATCGCCCAACCCAGGGCCGCACCCAACCACCAAGCGAGGCACCCCATGGCGCGCGTGCTCTATACGAACATCTGGCTTGACGACTTGGTGAGGGCCAAGGCGAAGCTCGCGCAGACCCAGGTGGAGGCAGGCCCCACGGGCGAGCCCGCGACCTACGCCCCCTTCCTGGAGTACGGCACATCCAAGATGGCCGCGCGCCCCTTCCTGCGCCCCGCCATCGAATCGCTCAGGCCCTTGCTCGCCAACCTTGCCAACGGCGCGGTGGCGCTCTCGATGCGAAGCGGCGGCGGCGCTCCCCAGACGCAGCACCTAGAGGCGGCGCTTGTTGAGGCCATCCGCACACAGATACGCCTCCAAGGGCTTGTCAGGACGGGCGCGCTCTTGGCATCCATCAAGGCCACCCGCACCAAGTAGGCCACCCGCAACCCCACCCGCAGGAGGCACCATGCCGCTCGGCTTCGTTGCTGTTAGCACCCGCACCCGCACCGCCTTTTGGGTGGACGGCGTCTACACCCAAAGCGCGGCCACCACGGCGACCATCCAAGGCTCTGTGCAGCCCGTCACGGGCCGAGACATAGAGCAGATGCCAGAGGGTGAGATCCGCGAGGGCAAGTGGAAGCTCTACACGCAGACCGCGTTGCAGTTCACCGACCCTTCCACCCCGCAGTCAGAGGCCGAGGTCTTGGTAGAAGGGCGGTGGCTTCGCGCCGTGCAGATCAACCGCTGGACGCTCCCAGGCTCTGCGATCAACCACTACAAGTACATCCTCCTAGAGCCAGGCCAGAATCCCCGCTGACACTTCACGGCCTCGCAATACGACCTGCGGGCTTTCCCTTGCGCGCGGCGGTCTTGCGGGCTAGGGTGGGAAGCATCGGCGCAGCGCCCCCAAGGCCGCGCGCCCACAGCATCACCGCGCCGCGCTTCGCCGCAAGAGGCCCACCGATGACCTACCAGCCCAGCCCCGTAGAGCAGAGCGTCCGACGCTGGGCGGTGTCGCTGGCCTCGCGCACGGGCATCCCCGCCGCCTCCATCCTCTACGGTCGCCAGAACGCCCCCCGCCCCGCGTCCACATTCCTGCTCATCACGCCCATCTTACAGACGACCCCCTACGAGGGCAGGCCCACCAAGGTCTTGACCGACACGCCCTACCTCGCCACCGCCGACTACACGGCGCAGATCACCGAACGCCAGCGGCACATCATCCAACTCGACATCTTCGCTCCCAGCGGCCTCGACATCGCCCACATCATGGCCGCGAGCCTTGACGACGCCTTGACGCAGGAACTCAACTTCACCGCCGCCGCGCCCTACGCGCCCATCCTCATTGACGACCTCTCCAACATCCGCGACACCGCCGATCTGGAGGGGGGCCAGTACCGCGACCGCTGGACGTGCGAACTTGTCGTCTACGCAGGCACCCGCACCGACTGGCAAGCGCAGGCCGTCGAAACCGCGTCCATGACCCTCAACCTGGAGGAATAGCCCATGCCCGCCTCTACCACGCTGCCCAACCTTGACCCCAACGTCACCGTCAACATGTACCTCGACAATCCCCCCGTCGAGGACGAAGCCTTCGGCGTGGCGCTCGTGGGCACCTTCACGGTCGGGACGGGCTTTACCGAGCGCGTCTTGACCTTCGAGAACAACACCGACGCGCAGGCTTCGGCCAAGCTCTCCACCGCCGCCAAGGCCGCGTGCGCCGCCGCCTTCGCGCAGACGGGCGTGGCGACGGTGAAGGTCGGACGCCTCAACGACGTGACCTATGAGGTGTGGACCGTCACCGTGTCCACGGCCCAAGCGGGCGTCTACACCGTCACCCCCACCCTCAACGGCACCGCCCTTGGCCCCTACGCCTTCACCGCCACGACGCAGACGGCTTCTCAGATCGTGGACGGCATCTTGGCGCTGATGAACGCCGACTCGGCCCTCTTGGCGCTCGTGACCCTTGTGGATGGCGGCGCGTCTTTCACCATCACCACCAAGAACGAAGCCACGACGCTCACCGTCACCGACAACCACAGCGTCACCCCTGGCAACATCACCGCCGCCCAGACCACCGCCGCCATCACGGTCGCCGATGCCCTCGACGACATCAAGGCCGCTGATCCCGTCTGGTACGGCCTCTCCATCACCTCCCGCACCGACAACCACATCCTCGCCGCCGCCGCTTGGATCGAGTCTGACGCATCGCGCATCTTCTTGGCGCAGTCCGACGGCACCGACATCTACGACGGCGGCGATACCTCCGATGTGCTGTCCCAACTTGCGGCCCTGTCTTACGAGCGCACCGCCTTGCTCTGGTACCAGAGCGATGCGGTCTTCGCTGACTTCGCGTGGATGGCCGAGCGGCTGCATTGGGATCTGGACGTGCAGAGCCCGTCTTGGTACGACGTGACCCTCTCTGGCGTCGTCGTCTCCACGCTCCCCGACACCACCGCCAAGGCCGTCGTGCTGTCCAAGGGCGGCAACGTCTACCTCCCCCAGTACGGCACCAACACCACCGACCCTGGAAAGATGGTCAACGGCCAATGGATCGACGCGCAGGTCATCGGCGACTTCCTACGCTCCCGCAGCGCCGACGCCATCGCCGCCATCAAGCTCGCGGCGGCCAACCGAGGCACGCGCATCCCCTACACCAAGGCGGGCTTTGAGACCTTGGTGGCGGGCGCGCGGTCGGTCTTCCGCTTGGCCGAGCGCGTCGGGCATCTCGTGGAGGGCTCGACGGTCTTCACCGTCCCCGACCTCGCCTCCATCTCCAACACCGACCGCACCAACCGCCGATTCACCTTCAGCGCCACCGCCACCCTCGCGGGCGGCATCCGCACCGTCACCTTCAACGGCTACCTCACGGCTTGATCCACAGCGGCGCGGGCCACACACCTGCGCCGCGTGCATCTGCCGCACATCACCCGCACCACACACCCGCCGCCGCGATCTAAGGAGAGCCCACGATGGCCAACACACTCATCACCTACTCCGCCAAGGGCGTCCTCATCACCGTGGACGGCATCCCCCTCGAAGGCATCGGCCCCGACACCTTCGTCTCCATCGAAGTCCCCGAAGCGTGGACCTCTGCGTCATCGGGCGATGGGAAGCTCGTCGCCCGCGCCGAAACCAACGAGGCCATGACCTCGCTCACGATCACGCTGGCGCAGGGCTCGGCGTCCAACCAAACCCTCACCAACCTCTACAACCTCGACAAGACCACCGAAGGCGGGCGGGTCTTCTCCATCCTCATCACCGACACCAACGGCGGTGACGAGTTCTTCGCCGAGAAGGCTTGGATCTCCAAGCTTGCCAACCTCGACTTTGGCAAGGAGACGGGCACGCGCGAGTGGAGTTTGCAGGCTGCCTTCTTCACCTACAACGTCGGCGGCGGTACGGCGCGCTGATCCCGCCCCTCCCGCTCCCGTCGTCAAGGCCCGCGAGGGAAGGGGCGGCGCGCAGCCCAAGCGGAGACAAAAGCCCCCTCCCCCTAGCACGCTGCCTCGCCTTCGTCCGACGCACACCGCCTAATGCCAAGGCCGCAACCCTCGCAACATCGCCCCTCGCATCCTGAACCAACCCCACAGG